TACATCGACTGCTTACGGTGTTAATTTAAACTTAGCGCAAAACTACCAATCTGCTCGTGTACAAATATACGCTGATTACGATGCGATGGATACTGATGCGATCATCTCTTCAGCATTGGACATTATTGCCGATGAGTGTACTTTAAAAGACGAATACGGTACATTATTACACATAACTTCGGCTGACGAAAATATACAAAATTTATTGGAGCAATTATTTTATTCTGTGTTAAACATAGAATTCAATCTTTGGGGTTGGGTTAGAAACATGTGTAAGTACGGTGACTTCTATTTAAAAATGGAAATATCTGAGAACTTTGGAATTTACAACGTAGTTCCTTTTTCTGCTTACAACATCGTTAGACAGGAAGGTTTCAATCCCCACAATCCAAACGAGGTAAGATTTAAGTTCGATCCCAATGCTGCGCTAGGAGCAACTACAGGTTACACTTCAGCGTACAATAACCAAGATCCAGGAATTTGGTTCGATAACTACGAAATGGCTCACTTTAGATTTACTGGAGACGTAAATTATCTACCTTACGGAAAATCTTATTTAGAAAATGCAAGAAAATTATTCAAGCAATATACTTTGATCGAAGACGCGATGTTAATTCACAGAATTGTGAGAGCCCCTGACAAAAGAGCTTATTATGTTAACGTTGGCGCAATTCCTCCTGCAGAGGTTGAGAACTACGTTCAGAGAATGATGAATAAAATGAAGAAGACCCCTTTAGTGGATCCTCAAACCGGTCAATACAACATGATGTACAACGTACAGAACATGTTAGAGGACTATTTTATTCCATTCAGAGGAAACGGAGATACTACAAGAATCGATACAATTCCAGGATTGACTTATAACGGTATTGAAGACGTACAATACTTTAGAGAAAAAGTATTCGCTGCTTTAAAGATTCCTAAAGCTTTCATGGGATACGAAAAGGACTTAACAGGTAAAGCAACTTTAGCCGCTGAGGACATTCGTTTTGCAAGAACAATAGAAAGAATTCAAAGAATTATAGTATCAGAGCTTAAAAAGATTGCGTTAGTTCACTTGTATGCTAATGGATACACTGACGAATCCATGGCAAACTTCCAATTGAGTCTTACTGGACCTTCTATCATATACGAACAAGAAAGATTGTCCATGTTGAAAGAGAAAGTTGACTTGATCAATCAAGCTTCTGAAGCCGCAAGCTTACCTAGGGATTACATTTGGAAAAATGTATTCCACATTTCTGAAGACGAATTTAGTGAGATGGAAGACATGATCATAGAAGATCAAAAACGTAAGTTCAGATACAAACAAATTCAAGAGGAAGGAAACGATCCAGTTGAAACTGGCCAAGCATTTGGTACGCCTCACCAATTGGCAAGTCTTTACGGAGGAAAACAAGATGGCAGCTTAAATGTGCCTTCTGGATACAATGAACTTGATCCAAATAGACCAACTAAAGTACCTGGAAGACCACAAAAATACAAGTCTACTTATGCCACTGATGATTCTCCATTCGGCCGTGATAGATTGGGATCGTACGACCTTAAAGCTAGTGCAGAAACAGGAGAGGACAGTTTCAAACCTAAATTTAAGGGAGGACCTTTGAATTTGGAAAATACAGCAGAGACAAAAGCCCTATTCATAAAGTACCAAGGATCCTTAAAGAAAATGTTTCCAGAAAGAAAGACGAAGTTGTTTGAATCAGTGACCCTTGACGAAAGAAATATAATAGAAGACTCAGAAAAATAATAACATATTTATTGGTAGCCTATTTACACACACTATGGGAGTAAAACACAGTAAATACCGCAACACTGGAATTCTTTTTGAATTGCTGGTTAGACAAACAACAGCAGACCTTTTAGAAAATAAAGATTCCAAAGCGGTAAAAATACTTAAAAAATATTTCACCAATACAGACCTTGGTAAAGAATATAACTTGTATAACACTTTAGTTACGAGCAAAAAATTGACTGAAGCTAAAGCGGAAATATTAATTTCCACTGTTATAGATCAATATAAAAAGATAGATTTTGAGACTACAAATAGACTCAAATACAATTTGATCAAAGAGATCAAGAAAAGTTACAAGTTAGAAGACTTTTTTAAGGCTAAAGTAGAAAATTACAAATCTTACGCTTCCATATACACGTTGTTTGAATCTCAACATTCATCACAGAGCGACACAAAACAAATCATCGCGAATAAAATTAATCTTTTAGAGAGAATTAGTAAAGAAGACATTAAGAATAAGAAAGTTCCCACTTCTTTAGTTGAAGAGCTAATGAAAGAGGACAAAGAGATTAGATTGATGACTTACAAAATTTTAGTCGAGAAATTTAACGACAAATACGGTACCCTTTCTATAAAACAAAAAGCAGTTTTAAAAGAATACATAGCAAGCATATCTGATACTCAAACTTTAAAAGAATCTTTAAACAAAAGATTATCTTCGATTAAAAAAGAACTTACAAATTTATCAAAAACAGTCGAAAGTCCAGTAGTTGCCATAAAATTGAACGAAGTTATTAAATTAATATCTCCAATAAAAGACAACATAGGAGTTAAAGACGAAATTGTGTCGGGAATATTACAATATTACGATCTAATAGACGAATTAAAATCCATTAAGTAATGAAAAAACCATTCTCAGTTCAATTCTCGGCACAAAAAATGCTAATGGAAGACGAACACCCAGATGTTGTTTTTTCATTGAGCAACGAAGGTCTTGTTACTCTACTCAATAACGATTATCAAAAGAAATTTAAGCCAATAGACGGATCTGGAAGTAGCTATTACGTAATGAAGAACGAAGATTTTGATGCATTTGTAGATCAAGCTTCCCAATACATTCGTAAGCCCATGGACTACATAGAGATTAAAAACGAAATGAGACCTGACGCTTATTTAAGGTACGAACCGAAGCAAGGATCTTTGAAAGAAGACGGAGGTGGATCCGCAACAGGCACGGGAGCAAGTTTTTCTTCTGGTACAGGAGAGCAATATGCACCAGGATTGGACGTTCCTAAGAAAAAATACGCAGCGCCTTACGCAAAAAAATCAAAGAAAGAATCAAAGGATTACTCTCAAAGATACCAAGGAACTCAAACCACTGTTCAAGAAAAAAAGACAAAAGATCAAAAGGACGTTGAACCTAAATTGGCCGCTGGTAAAGCAAAGAATTACGTAAAAGATAAGTGGGGTTGGAAGGAAGCTCCTTCAATTCCAAATAGACCAACAAAGGGCGGATTTATTTATAAGGACTTGTGGGAAGGAAAAATGATAAACGAAAACTACTCTAGATTTAAAAAAGAAACTAGAACAAGGGACGAAAATCAACAATACCACGAAGCTATTAAGTTAGTGAGAAAAAAGTTGGCCGAAGCAAATAAAGTATTAGAGTATTCTTCAAGATTAAAAGAAGAATTTCCTAATGGACCTTATTACGAAGCCAAATCACACACTAAAAAATCAATTGACAAATTAAAAAAACAGGTTGCTGAAGCTTATAAAAAAATTAAAAACTTAAGTTAACGATGGCAAAACCAGGAACAACTACTTCCAACAATAAAACTAGTTTCGGTAAAAGAAAAGCGGGTAGTGCAAAAAAGTCCTATAACAAACACACACCCAGACCTAAAGAATACTGTGGTCAGGGACGATAGCTAAATATTTATCAGTATGACAGTAGCAAACTTATATACGCAATTAAAAGAAGGAAAGATCACAGAATCTAAATTCTTGTACGAAGTACGTAGAGATACTAATCTTCCTTTTATTACCAATTTAACTTCTTTTAAAGACACAGAGCAGATCCTTAAAAATAAAGGTATCATTAAAGAATGGGCAAAAGACGATAAAGAAGTTATTGCGATCATTGATAAATTGAATCCTTACAGATTCAAAAGAGCGATGTACGCTGAATTGGGTAAATTAGGTGATGTTGATGAACCAACTTATATCAAAGTTAGGGAAAAAGTGGCTAAAAAAATGGCGGCAGATCCCATGGCTTACAGAGAAGAAGAGTTCATGAATTCAAAAGACATAGAGAAGCAAGACACTAAACTTCAAATGCAACCCGTTAGCAAAGGTCTTAAGCACGAGGGACAACCCATGACAAAAGTGAAAGGCCAAGAGACTTTAAAGGCACAGCACGCGCCTAAAACAGAAAATAAAAAGGGAAAACCAAAAGGAGTTAAAGAACTTACTTATCATGCCAAAAAAGTAAAAGGCGTCGCAGAAGTAATGCCAGAAACCAAAAAAGAAAAGATTGTAGAGAGCCTATTCGGAGACTTATTTAAAAAAAAAGTCAAATTAACTGAGGACACTCATCACAGATTTGGTCAAGGACAATCAGTTCCTTTACCACAAAAAGATAGAGAGGCCTTTGGATGCGATTCAGGCACAATAAAAGACATTAAAGGCGGTACCCTATATTTAGAATTAGAAGTTACAGACGAACAGGGACAGCCTTTACAAATATCTAGACAGATAAATGCCATAGAACACGAGCTAGGAGGAAAGCCGGAAATGCCAAAAGAACAAATAAAAGAACCTGTAATTAACGATGAAGGGAATGCTTTTACAACTGGACAAGAGGTATTGGACGATAAAGGAAATAAAGTTAGAATTGACGGTTTTAAAAAAGATAAATACGGAAAAATAGAAGCGTTAATTAAAGCTTCTACTGGAATGTTTTATCAGGGTGTAAACATAGATGGATTGAGCCCAATAAAATCAGAAGAAAAACCAGAATCCGACAAAGAATATAGAGATAGAGTATTCGGTAAATTACCAAATGTGGGAGGAACTTCAATAAGAAAAGAGGACAAGCTTAAAGAATTATTCAGTAAGTTAAAAGAAGTCTCAAAGAAAAATCTTAAAGAAGTAAAGAAAAAAATTAAAAAGGAAGATATAGATCCTAAAACTTTGGCAGCAGCTCAAGCAGGAAAAACTACTCTTTCTGTTAAAAAAGGAAGCAACGACGAAAGACAAGCACAACAAAAAGGATTAACGTATACTTCGTACTAATATGAACAAACAACTATTGATAGAGCACGCGCTGTTTCATCCAATCACTCCTTTACACGAAGGAATTAGAAACCGTAATGGCAACATGATAGTTGCGGGGCAGGTACAGGCAAGCGATAAACCAAACGCAAACAGAAGAATTTATCCGTACGAAATATTAGAAAGACAAGTAGAGAAATACATACAAGGCCCAATCAAAGAAAACAGGGCTTTGGGAGAATTAGATCACCCAGAAACTTCAGTTATCAATTTAAAGAACGTTAGTCACAATATAATAGAACTTTGGTGGCAAGGAAAAGATCTTTACGGTAAGATAGAAATATTACCGACTCCTTCAGGAAACATACTAAGACAGCTATTTGAGAATAATATAACTGTGGGGATCTCATCGAGAGCGATGGGATCAGTTTCTCCAATTGGAGAAGGTATTGTTAAGGTTGAGGACGATCTTGACC